GATTCTTCTTTGTTTTGTTTTTTGATTGTTTTTTTGGCAACTGCGCTCGTTACGCCTGTGTTGCGTACGCGAGCCACCACCTGTACCTCGCACCCAGCGACTCCGTTGTCGACTTCGATCGTGAAGTTGTCTGACCCGTTGAACGCGATACCGATACGCATGATCGCGATGTCTTGGTCCGTGTTCGTCGTGCGTGAGACGAGCACCGCCCCATCCGCGGACAGTATCCTGAAGTCCTTCGCGCCAGCAGTGCTGAACTGCATGGTCACGTTGTCGAGCTCGAAGTCCGTGTCGATCGAGGATGTGGCCGTGAACGGCGCGGTCAGGTCATGAGCCGCAACGCCCGTGATCTCGATGGCGTTGGACACCGACAGGGCAGGCACCGTGCCGACGCCGAAGTTCGTAATGGGCAGCCCCGTCGTCGGGTCGATGATGACCGCCGAGCCCCAGTAGACGCCGGGCACATCGTCCGACGTGACGATCGGCGAGCCACCGCCGAGCTGGCTGTGGGTCAGGGTCATTCGACTACCCCGCCAGCCCGGGCATGAGGGACTCGAGTACCGACCCTTCCTGCGGGACCGCCGAGGCGCTGTCCTTCGCCGCCTTGGCGAGCCCCGGAGCCGCCTGAGCCATGGCCTGCTGCTGCTGCTGCTCTTGGCGCTGAGCGCGCAACTCCGCCACGATCTCCTTGGAGTTGGTGATCTCCGGCGGGACGTTGTTCGCCTCGGCGTGCTTCCGGACTGCCTCGTCTGGGTTGAAGACGTCCAGCGCCCCGGGGTGGATCTCTGCGAGTCCGCCTACGAACTGTGCGTGCCTCTCCACCGACCCAATGGCCACCGTGCGCTGGGCTTGAGCAGTCTGCGAGACATACCGCACCCGGATGTCCTCGTCCGCGAGTGCCTGCGGTGGCTGTGGAAGGATCCCGTCCTCGCCGTCCTTCCAGTCGGGCTCCGAGAGCCGCACGAGCATGTTGAATCCACGATCGATGATCTTGTCGTAGCCATCGTCGCTGTGCCGTTCCTGGATCGGGCCGAGGATCGTGCTCTTCTCTTCGACCCGGGCGCGCACCTCTTCGGCCGTAGCCGGCGTCCCGCGGGTGTCGCGCAGGATCGCCAGGAAGAGTTGCAGCATGAAGGTGCGCTCGATCCGGTCCTGGATCCTCTGGATGAACTCGGAGAGGTCTCGTAGCGGCAGGCGTGTCTGGTGGAGCTCGCGCGCACCCGTGCCGCCGCCCGCCATGTCCGGGTCGATGGTCTTGGCGCCCGGGACCATGGTGACGGGACGGCCCTCAAGGCCAGGCCCGCCGATGATGGGCGGGTTGACCATCTTCTCGGTGCCGTTGGTGAAGACCCGGACCATCTCCTGCAACTGCTTGATGTCGCCCAGCGCGTCGATGCCCGGACAGCGGTTGGCGTAGACATCCTCGGTGTCCCGGCCCCAGCGCAGCACGATGATCGGGAACTCGTGGTATCCAGCTTGCTGGAGTATCCCACCGTTCTCGCCGACATCCTGGAAGGCTCCGCTGAACGGCTGATCCTCAAGCTCGCCGGCCTGAGAGATCCCGTTCTCCTTCTCCCAGTAGATCTCGTGATAGGGCAGGAACTTGGACCCTGCTCCACGCCCGGCGGCATTGTTCGGCATGATGATGTGCCGAATGCGGACCTTGGACTCGCGCCCACCGTTCTCGAGTTCTCTCTTCACGGCCTTGGAGATCGCCTTCTCGCCGAAGCGCGCGAGCAACTGGCGGGCGGTCATCGTGAACTCACGGCAGAAGATGACGACATCGCCCTTGCTGTCATTCCCCAGGAAGTACGACCCGATCGGGAACACCTCGAACCGCAGGACGTTATCCGCGTTGGCGAACTGGCCCATAGCCGCCGTGCCGAAGGCCAACTCGTCCTCGAACAGATCGCCGAGGGCGTTGTAGAGGTTGCTGCGATCGAAGACCGTCAGCAGAATGTCGCGGACCTTGTCGAGCCACTCGAGGACGCCCGGCTCATCCATCAACCCGGGCTTCGTGGGCATGAGCTGGAACCACTTGCCGGCAGGGCTGGCCTCCTGGGCTAGCAACCCACTCTTGGCTATCGTGAGGGCCTGTAGGGCAGTGTTGTCGAGGATGCGGCTGTTGCCGGCGCGGCGTCTCTTGTCTCGCCGCTGGTGCAGGAAGCGCGGCCGGTCCGGGAGCAGGAAGTCAGCGATCTGCCGCCACAGTTCTTCGTAGGGCTCGGCCTCGCTCTTGTGCTCCTGGAACATGCGGTCGAGCCGCTTGCGCGCAGGCTCCCGCTTGGTGAACTGTTCCGTGGCCGCCATTCGGCTAGGATCCCAGTACGGAAGCCTTGCCGCTGCCGAGTCCTGTGCTGCCCCGCGTGGTGTCAGACGTGGAGAACCCACCGCCCGCACGCTGGCGTGCGCGAGCGGATCGCGTCCTAACCCGCTCGCGTTCAGCTTCAGGGTCGATCAGGGCAGACTTCGCGTCCTTGTGACGGTTGTCGCGTTCACGCTTGGCCTCTGAGCGCGTCGATCCGGCGCTAGCCGCCGACGCTGCCAACGATGCGACGAGGAGTACCTCGGGACCTAGGCACATGGGTCAGAACCCTCCGTCCAGGATGTTGGACCCGGGGCCCGGGAACTGCGCGAACCCGATCGGCTTATGCTCTGGAAGAACGGGCTCTGTTCCAGGGGGCTGCTCTTCAAAGACCAGGGTCCTGGCCTTCTTGCGCATGGACGCAGGATCCATCCCTGGCTTGCGACGCATATCATGGACGCCCCTCAGGGCCCCCATGAGCGCTGCTTCGGCTAGTTCCGGGTGGCTGCACATGCATCGGCATAGTGCGCCGCAATGCCCCGGCATTTCAACCGGGGAGGCACTTCCTGAAGGTGCGGCTGCACTCGTGGTACCCCAGCCGCTCATAGAATAAGGATGTGGAATCCAGATGGACCCCCGTCGATATGCCCATCTGGATGTCCGTCAGGCCGCGCCCTTCGGCCCACTCCTCCATGCGGTGGACAAGGACGATAGCCGCCCTGTGCCCTCTCCACGGGGGTCTCACGAAGAGCCCGAAGTCTCCGACGAACGGTTCGAGCGCGAAGGTGCGCATGGCCTCGAAGACGACGAGAACGCCGATGGATACGGGTGTCCGGCCCGGCAGCGCCTCATCGGCCAGCCACGCCGCGCCGTTCTCCTTCTCGATCACCCAGCTCAGGAAGTTGGTGAGCCTGCCCTCGTCGAAGGTCAGTCCGCGGAACTCGGGGGCCTCGGCGACCATCTCCCGGCCGAGCTCCAGGAGGATGGGCATGTCGTCCATCGTGGCCCGGCGGACGCTCACGGCTTCATCCAGGGCATGTCCTCGATCAGTGGCATGTAGGGTGCCATGGCAGCCGCAATGCTCTCCCGCACAGCGTCGAGTTGCGTGATCTCGAACCAGAGCAGGAATGGAACCTCCTGATCCTCGCGATTCCAGTCGCCTGCGATCATGGCTTGTCCAGAACGAGGATCGGCTCAGGGCCCGCACCGCCGTCGAGGAACGACGTCTCCACCCGGAAGCCTTCGTGAATGGTTGGGCTGCTGGAAGGCCAGAGTCTTCGACGGATGTCGACGTTGTGAGGGTTGATCTCGATCACCCTGCATGGGCGTATCGAGTGGATCTCCTTCAAGACGAGGTCTTCGCGCGCAACCCAACCGAAAGGCATCTGCTTGTAGTTCGGGTTCTCCGTCATCAGTCCTCCCACTTACGTGGGTCGTCGAACTCGCACATGCTGGAGGAGTTGCCACGCATCTTCTCGGCCCAGAAGAGCGGGCGGTTCGGGTCGTTCCTCGCTCTGGTCGGATCCACAGGGAACGCCGTGGTCTGGACGAACGAGTCTCCGCGGTCTGTCGAGCGCCCCTGCAAGCGCGCCTTTATGGCGTCCTTGTCCTCGATCTGCAGCTTGCCCTGCTTGTCCTCGAAGTAGAGCGGCGTGACGAGATCCTCGCGCAGCATCTTCTCTGATGGGAGGCTCCACCCCTCGTTCTTCACGCCCTGCGCGGCGTTCCACCACATCTCAGCCCGCTTGTTCTTGAACCCGGGGTCCATCGGTCGGCCAGCGTACTGCACGCCGATGGGCTTGAACTCCAGGAGCCTCAGGGCCTCGATCAGCGCCCGCCCGTAGCCGCCCGTGTCGTCCACGAAGATCGCGTCGCCCTTACGCTCGTTGTACTCGTGGGCAACCATGCCGGCGAGGGTCATGCCAGTGACATCGCCAGAGATGACCCGCTGCTGCCACGTCATGATGCCCTGTCGAGCGGTGATGACGTTCGGGTCCATTCCGCCGCCCGCGGTGTCGACGCTGATGATGCACGGCGAGTCCCGGAAGTCCTCCTCGCGGTACGAGCGTTTCATCGCATCGTCGACCTCCTCGTAGGTGAGGAGTTGGTTGATGCCGCCCTTCGGGAACTGGCCAAGGACCATGGCCTGCACCCACGGGTTGTCCCGCCCGCCGTCGTGGCTGTCGATCTGCTCCTGAGCCCACTCCTTCGACATCCGGTTGCAGCGGTTCGGAGCGTCTGGGTCGGAGGTGATGGCGATGACCGTCGTGCGGTCCTTCTCCCGGGTCGCCGCGTGGTAGAGCGCACCCTCCTGGCTCGTCGGGTTTCCCGACTGGACGATCAGGCTGTCCTCGCAGGAACTCTCGATCTGCTTGGCGGTCTGGAGCACGACCTGTGGGATGGTGGCGGACTCGTCTGCGATGACGAAGGGGAACTCACTGTGCAGCCCTGAGAGAGCGCGCCCCTGTTCCTCTGCATTTGCCTTCTTGGACCAGCCTCGAGCGTCTAGATACCACTGTTCGTGGAACCGGCCCTTG